GTACTGATGGTACTGATGGTATTGATGGTACTGATGGTACTGATGGTACTGATGGTATTGATGGTATTGATGGTATTGATGGTATTGATGGTATTGATGGTATTGATGGTATTGACGGTATTGATGGTATTGACGGTATTGATGGTATTGATGGCGATAAAGGTGACAAAGGTGATCAAGGTGATCAAGGCGATCAAGGTGACAAAGGTGATCAAGGTGATCAAGGTGATCAAGGTGACAAAGGTGATCAAGGTGATCAAGGTGATCAAGGTGACAAAGGTGATCAAGGTGATCAAGGGGTGCAAGGAGTTAGAGGCGCTGCTGGTTTAGCTGCACCTGTAGGTGGTCTTTTTAGTTCAGATCCTTTAGCTCCTTTTAAGCCCATTGACTTAGGCTATAACCCTTTAGGTTTAGAAACAATTAAATTATTTGACTTTATAGACTACAATCCTCTTAGGAACTTGAAATGACATATTTAGAAATAGTAAACGGAGTCCTAAGAAGGCTTAGAGAAGATCAGGTAGGCTCAGTTAGTCAAAACCCTTACTCTTTGCTTATCGGTGATCTTGTTAATGATGCTAAAAGGATTTCTGAGGACGCTTGGGATTGGTCTGCACTACGTACTACTCTTACTATTGCTACAACGGCAGACATCTTTAACTACGTGCTCACAGGCAGTGGTAATAGAATTAAGATTATTGACGTTATCAATGATACGTCCAACTGGTTTATGACTTATAAAGACACGCATTGGATGGACAATGCTTTTTTAAACGAGACACCCCCTAAGTCAAGCCCTACGTTTTATAACTTCAACGGTGTAGACGTTAATGGGGACACTCAGATTGATCTGTATCCTATTCCTAACGCTGCTTACACTATCCGAGTAAACTGTATTCAACGTAATCCTGACTTAGTTAATGACGGTGACAAGCTTCAAATCCCACACATGCCTGTACTACACTTAGCATTGGCTTTGGCTTCCAGAGAGCGTGGAGAAACTGGTGGTAGATCCGCAGGGGAAATGCTGGCATTTGCTCAGAACTATTTGTCTGATGCAATTGCTTTGGACGCGTACAAACACCCAGAAGAAACTATCTATAGGGCGGTCTAAGCAATGGCTCAAGACAGACAAAATATAACGATTGCAGCCCCTGCGTTTAGAGGTTTAAACACACAGGACTCTCCGCTTAGTTTGGATGCTTCCTATGCGTCCGTTGCGGATAACTGTATTATTGATCAGTACGGGCGTATAGGCTCTCGTAAAGGGTTTACAGCCCTTACTTCAAGCACAACTCCAATAGACGGTAGTAATGGCATTGAAGTTATTAAAGAGTACATAGACCCTACGGGGACTAATGTGGTCTTATCTGCCGGTAACAATAAGATATTCACAGGCACTACTACCCTTACTGACGCAACCCCAGCAGCTTATACGATTTCAGCTAATAACTGGAAGATGGTAAACTTTAATGACCATCTGTATATGTTTCAACTAGGTTATGAACCCTTAATTTACTCTGAACATACTGGCGTTGTGGAGAAAATGTCTGTACACGCCCATTCCACAGGAACTCCACCACAAGGTAACGAAGTATTAGCAGCCTTTGGCAGACTCTGGGTAGCTGATTTCTCAACGGATAAGTCTACAATTTACTGGTCTGACTTACTAAACGGTTCAGGGTGGTCTGGAGGATCTACAGGCTCCATTGACATTTCTAAGGTATGGCCTAATGGGATGGATGAAATTGTTGCCTTAGCGGCCCACAATGGATTCTTAATCATCTTTGGTAAAAACTCCATTGTTGTCTATCAAGGGGCTGTTGATCCTTCCACGATGTCCTTAGTGGATACAATTGCAAATGTAGGCTGTATTGGTAGAGACACTGTACAGCCCACAGGTACTGACTTAATCTTTATGTCCAGTGAAGGCTTACGCAGCTTTGGCAGAACTATTCAAGAAAAGTCAATGCCCGTTAGGGATATTAGCAAGAATGTCCGTAATGATTTATTAGCTATTAACGCAGCACAAGTCAATAGTCCCTTACGCTCCATATACAGCCCAGAGGAAGCATTCTACTTACTGTCCTTTAGTGACTCTAAGTACGTCTACTGCTTTGATATGAGAACTCCTTTAGACGATGGGGCGCATAGGGTTACTACGTGGTCAGACACAACCCTAAGAGCTTTTGAGAGGACTCAGGACGGCTTATTGTACGTAGGGAATACCAATGGTATTGCTACTTACAGTAACTATCAGGATTATGGTTTGTCCTACGACATGAGCTACTTTAGTAACCCACTTTCCTTTGGGGACAGTTCTCGTCTTAAAATACTCAAAGAAATTATCATTACGTTTATTGGTGGTCAGGGTGCACAGGCAGTTGTGAACTGGGGTTATGATTACAGCCAAGCCTACACTAAGCAGGTTGTTGAGATTAACTCTGGTAGTAAGACTGCATACTACAATGAAAACGAGTATAATGTGTCTACTTCAGAGTACAGTGCTTCAGTTGTTGTGGATAGGCCAAAGACTAAAACAACAGGTTCAGGAACGGTAGTAACCATAGGTATGGACGCTACTATTAATCAAAACGCGTTATCTTTGCAAGAACTTAATATTCAAGCTTTAATAGGTAGGATGATCTAATGAGCAATTACACAAAGACTACAAACTTTACAGCCAAAGATACTCTTCCTACAGGAAATGCAGCGAAGATTATTAAGGGTGCTGACTTTGACACTGAGTTTGATGCTTTAGTTACAGCAGTGGCTTCAAAGGCTAACTCAGCAAGTCCAACATTTACAGGGACAGTTACGATACCAACGCTTAATGTAAGCGGTACGTTGACTGCGGGTACGATTACTGGAGGTACATACTAATGGCTTGGTACGATGATTTATTTTCAACGGGACTTACTGTAGCAGGTATGCGAAAGGCCCAAACAGATTTAGAAGCTATGGGACTAAACGCAGCCAACGCTGCAAGTGGTGTTGCTCAGGAAGGTTTAACACAAACGGGGTTCAAACCTTTCACAGTGACTACTGGTGTTGGGGGAGCAACCACTACCCCTACGGGTGGTTTCACAACTACTTTGTCCCCACAGCAACAAGCTTTACAAAACACTTTATTTGGAGGTTCTGGACAGTTAGCTGAACAAGCTACAGCAGCTTATGACCCAAGGTACGCACAGCTTGCTAATCAAGCCTATGGTGGCGTTGGTGGTCTTATGTCCCAAGCTCAACAAGCATCTTTAGACGCTGGTGGCATGGACAGAGGAGCTAGAGAGCAGCAAGTATATGAGCAGCTAAGAGCCTTACAGTCCCCTGAGGAAGAAAGACAACGTTTAGCCTTAGAGAATCGTTTGTCTTCTCAGGGAAGGCTGGGCGTTTCTACAGCGCAGTACGGAGGTACTCCAGAGCAATTAGCTATGGCTAAAGCTCAAGCAGAGGGTCAAAACCAAGCGTCTCTTATGGCTATGCAGCAGTCTGGTGCTGAACAACAACAAGCACTTCAGAGAGCTTCTGGTTTACAGGGTTTAACCTCCGGTATGTTTGGTATGGGTACGCAAGCTAGGATGACTCCAAGACAGATACAGGCTGCTGACTTGCAAAACTTAGGTGGTATGATGTCCGCTGGTTATGCTCCAGACGCTCAGCTTATGAATGCTTTAGGTCTTGGTACTAACTTGTCTCAAATCGCAGGCTTAGGTCAGCGAGCTGGTGCTAATCTGTACGGTGAAGCAGAGCTAAGCGGTATTCAAGCTCAATTAGAAGCACAACAAAGATCCGCTGAACTTGAAAGAAGTATGTTCAGTTCTCTGGCTCAGTTTGCAGGGTCTAAAGATCAAAGCGGGAAAGGCTTGTTGGGCCAGATACTAAGTGGCTTGGGCGGTGGCGGTTCGGCAAGTCCTAATCAGGCTTTTATAGATAGTCTAACAGGGCTTTACCCAGACTTAACGGGCGGAGATTTTAAAATATCGGATTTATGGGGAGGGTAAATAATGGCTAAATATTCAGAAAGTTTATTTGAAGGTATTAGAAACTTTGGCAGGCAAGACCCCGCAAGTCCAGCTCGTAAGTTAGAAACTGCAACGCCTTATAAGCAAATGGGAACCACAGACCCTCTAGCCCGTAGTCTGGGTAACTTGTTTGGCAATGTAGGTTTTGATTCAAGCTCTATGCAGACGGGTGAGGAACGTGCTGGGGCGGCAATGACTGAAGCTAGTAAGGGACAGTTTGAGTCTCCTGAGGGTCGTATGATTGCTATGTTGGAAGCTCAACTTCCTACGCTTAGACCTCAGGCTCAGATGGAGGCTGTTGATAAGATTAGACAGCTTAGGTCTATTGAGCAAGCTAGGGTAGAAAAAGCGGCTCAACAACAAGCTGACTTACAGATTAAAAGTACTTCTGCACAGGTTGTAATGGATCAGCTTTCAGACTTACAAGGGTCTACAACTCCTCAGATAGCTAAACAAGCTGGTAATTTATTAAGATTAGCAGCTGTAAGGGGATCCGATGCTTATGCTTTACAAGGACAAGTAGCAAAGTTACAAGAAGAAGAAATTAAAGCTGTTGCACCTAAGGGTGTAGAAACTTTAACAGTAGATCGTGTAAAGCCTGACGGTATTACGGAAAGATGGCTTGTTAATAAAGAGACAGGAGAAGACATTAAAACTTTAGGTGTTACTGGAAGACCTAAAGGAGCAACACCTAAAGTAACTATTAAACCCTCAGGAAGTGGGTTTATAGGTCTTAATGAAGAGACAGGTGCTGAACTGTGGAGAACTGATACTAGATCTGAAGCTGAACAAATACAAGCAGCCAGTGTGGCCTCACAGGCTCAACTTTCTTTTATGGTTGAAAGAGATAATCAACTACTTAAAATACAAAAAGCAAAGGACATTATAAAGTCTAAAGGGGACATCGGTTTTATTGATAGAATGATGGTTAATCTTGCTCAAGACCCTGACTCTACTTTTGTAGCTGCTACTTTTCCAGAGTATATTACTTTAAAAGATACTGTTGAATCTATTAAATCTGGTTTAGGTTTGGACACAATTAAAGAACTAAAGGCTGCATCTTCTAGAGGGTCAACAGGTTTAGGGGCTGTTTCTAATATAGAACTTCAAGCCTTGCAAAGTAAAATTGCAACACTAAACTCTGCTAACTTAGTAGACCTTCCTAATACTTTAGAAGACATTAAAAGGCACTATAATAATGTTTTAAAATTAAGTGCAGGCGAAATGCCAGACATTAACTGGGAAGACTCGCAATATAAAAATTATATAAAAGTAGCAAGCGATGGTAAAAGATATGTAACTATAGATGGTGGTAAAGACTGGTTTGATTTTT